ATGGAAAATAGAATTGTTGATGTCTTCGAAATGATTCGAGAAGAAAATAATCTGTCGATGACAGCTATGGCTAGGGAGATAGATATGTCTCAAAGTGTTTATTCACGTAAAGTGAGCGGTGAATATTCGTTTAGCCTGGATGACTTGCGAAATCTGATAATTAAGTTTAATCCACCTTTAGAATTAATTAAGAAATGTATTGGGTATGAGTAAAACATAATTTTTTTAAATATAAATATGCTATTAAAGCATATTACTGAAAGAAAGGAGAATAAACATGACTCAAGAACTAATCTTAAATAGCAAAGGAAATCCTAAGCGCTACATATATGTAACAGACATACGCAACTACATGCAGTGTGGCATCCCCAAATCTAAAGAGATATTTAGCTACGTAAAAGATTATGAACTTGAAACGTATCAATATGAAATGTTTGAAAACAGGGTACCACAGGAGTTATTCCACGAATGGCGTAGAAAGAAGAGGAGAGCGAAATGAAAAAACTAATTAGAAAGATTATCTTATGGGCTTTAGTCGAAGAGAAACTTAAAGCAAAAGTGATACTTACTACCAATCAAGACTATCCAAATGTAATTGTGTTCGAAAAAGAAAACACCTAAATAGGTGCCTCCGTTTTATTTGTTTAGCCATTCGTGGTATGCGCGAACATATTCTAGTGGCAAACTATGTAATCCGATCATCAAGTCATTTGTTAGTTCTACATTACCTTGACTGTCTGTCGAATCGCTTAATACATTATCGAATTCCGCTTTTTTCCCGCTAGACTCAAGCCATTCGATAAAATCTTCGAAAGATTTTCCCATTTCTACACCCCCTTTCTATAGGGGAAGATTACCATATAACAAATTGAAAATAGATAACATTATTTTCTTATAAAAGAAAGGAAATTACTATGAGTAATTTAATACCAATTGAAGCAACAAATAACAGAATTACAGTCAGCGCAAGAGAGTTGCATTTCTTCTTAGAAATTGGAACGCAGTTTAAGGATTGGTTCCCTAGAATGATCGAATACGGTTTTGTTGGAGGCGAGGATTTCAACCCGCTCAAAAAAGAGCAGGTTCGAACCGAAGGAAATCGTGAGGTCAAAAGAGAAATTCAAGACTATCAACTAACCATAGACTGCGCAAAACAAATTTCCATGCTTCAACGTAACGATAAAGGAATGCAAGCACGCAAATATTTCATTGAAGTTGAAAAATCATGGAACACACCAGAGAAAATCATGGCCAGAGCTTTAGAGTTTGCAAAGAAAGAACTAAGCACTCTAGAAATCGAAATGAAAGAGATGCAACCAAAAGTTGAATTCTTTGATCAAGTCGCATCAAGCAAAGATGCAATTGAAATGGGAAAGGTTGCTAAAACATTAAATATTCCAGGATTAGGGCGGAACAAATTATTTGAATTACTAAGGGATAAGGGAATCCTGATGAAAAACAACCTTCCTTATCAAAAATACTGTGATTCTCGTCATTTTAGAGTGATTGAAACAAAATACACGACACCTGACGGAGAAGTGAGAATTAACTTTAAGACGTTGGTTTATCAAAAGGGTTTAGCATATATTAGGAAAATCGTAACAGAAGGACATGATGCGAAATGAAATACGAAGCACAAGAACATGTAAGTGTCTTGGACGGCCAAGGAAACCCCTATTTAATCATTGAGGGTGAAATTGTCATATTAAAGTTTGAAGCGCTGCACAGGGCTTACATTGAATTTAATGGAAAATCGTATAGATTAGATCAACAAAGTTTTAGAGATTCATTTATCAAGGTACCCAGGAGGATTGGCAATGAAATCTAGTAAGGTAATAAAAAAAAGAACACTCATGCTTGCAGGCTATACGGTGTTCTCAACAATTGCGGTTTTAATGCTTTTGTTCATATTCATTTTACAACAAAACAACATCAAATTGCAAATGGAAGTGGATGCATCACTTGAAAAGAGTCAACAACTTATCGAGGTTGCTAAAAGCGAACAGAACGCTTTAGAGCGTGATTTAGCAGAAGTTGAGTATTTATCAAAGTTAGGCTCAAACATCTCTGTATGCGCGCCAAATTCAACGTTTAAATCGTTCATGGACTATCGAGAAATAACTGACGAAACTAGCAATCAATTCGCTTTGCTGCAAAAAGGTTTCTCAATCAGCACTCATGGAATACTTGTCCAGGATGGACGATTTCTAGTGGCTATGAGTAAAGAATATGGCCCTATCGGCACTGACTTAACAATCGTACTAGAAAACGTCACACTGCGCATAAGAATTGCTGATATCAAGCATCAAGGATGCACAAGTGACGACGGTTCAATGCTGGAATTTCTAGTTGATGCTAATAAGGTGTACCCAAACATTCTTGATGATGGCAACTTCAATCTTCTATATGAAGGGCCAATAAAGGAGATACGTTATGGAGATTAGATTTACGTTTGATCAACTGCAGGACATGAAGCAGTGTGTGGGAATTGGAACTATACAAGGCCTTCCAATGATGTATCGGAACTCGTTTGAGTTAGATGCTGACGGAAGTGATAGTTGGGATGAATTAGTAGAGTGGGGATTTGCTCGAAAATTTACTTGTCCTGATACATCAACCTGCTATCAACTCACGGACAAAGGAATCCGTCTCATGGAAATTTTATTTGATGTCAAGAAAAAAGAGTAAAGGAGTGGTTGCATGGGAAAACCGAAAAATCTTAATAAGGAATCAAATCGTCAGTTTTTATTAGACCAAAGGCGCATCATTGATGAAAAATTGAGTGAAGAGCGTGAACTGTATATAGAAGATTTTGAAAGATATCTTGAATTGTATCATAAGGCCCTTGTGAATGCGGAGTTTGCTGAAAAATCGCGTGACAAATACTACCGCAATGCAAAGTGGTTTGTTGAAACGTATACAAAGGATGATGATCCACTCGAAAAGCAAGATGTTATTAAATTCAAGGAAGACCTTCAAAAGAAGTATACCAAGGTATCGACCATCAACAACTATATAACCACAATCAACCGTTTCTTGCATTTTTGTGACTTGGGCAACCTAACAGTTGCTAAGACTAAACAGCAGACCGTGAACGTACTAGATGACCGCTTGTACGACCATGAAGTGGTCCGATTAAGAAACAGGGCCAAAAAGGTAAATATGCAGATGTATTTCATTATTCGCATCATGTCGGAAATGGGCCTGAGAGTCGCAGAACGAGAGTTTATCACTGTTGAGAATATCAAGACAAGGAAATTATCGGTTGAAGTCAACAACAAAGGAAAATGGCGGACTGTTCCGATGCCGCAAGAGTTGGCCAGAGACCTGAGAAAATATGCAAAAGAAAAAAAGATAGAATCAGGTCCGATACTATCTCTAAGTTATGACGATATATACGCTGGTTTAAAGCGTATTGCTGGTTGTTGCAAGATCAACAAAAGCAAAGTGCATCCTCACGCATTAAGGCACTATTTCGGATTTAGATTCGTCCAGGTTAATGGTAATGCATCCATCACTCAGTTAGCAGATATCATGGGCCATGAATCGATACAAACCACACAGATTTACACTCGTGGAACAAGCCAGGATTACAGAAAGGCCATCGAGAAGATGGTTTAGGAGGGTAACTTATGAATGCATCATTAATAGTAACGTACTGCGCTTTAATATCAATACTCGTTACAAAAAAAATAGACAAAAACAATACAATGCCTTGGTTTCCATATTACGCATTGGTCGTTTCAACTCTATTCATTTTACTTAATTAAGTTTAATTCATCTCTTAAACATTCAGCAATTTCAGAGATTTTCTCGTTTAGCAACACCGCTTTTTCATTCCTTTCTGGACTAGAAAGAGCTCCTGGCCTTTCAACTATTTCATCAATTACTCTTAATGTTCTTATTGAATTAGGTTCAGCTAATATCAATACACGTCCATATAGCTTCTTGTATTCGATTTTAGCTGCATAGTTTCCACTAGAGGAATTTAAAGTCACAATATAATCCGCTAATGTTTCCATATACTCCAGATATAATCCTCTCTTTACATCTATTATGTCTGACCTAATTTGTGTTTGTAATTCTATCCTTTTCATAAGTGCAAGATGTCTGTTATTTATAAAGGCAGTAACAGATGGTGCAAACAATGCAACAATTGCCAACACGATTGAAATGGTAATGGTGGAGTCAAAGTTTGAAGATTCGGCTGCAATTAAGAACATAAAAAATACCTCGTTTCCTAAATAAATATACCACACTTCTAGGTATCAAAAAACCTAATAAGTATGATTTTAGAAAAATACACTCACACCCACTTATAAGTGGACGAAATGCAATAAAAGAATTTCAAAATAATATACAGGTTATCTGTCACAGAAAAGGAGTCTAAAATGGACGTCAAAGACAAAGAATATTATGAAAAAAAACGCAATGAAGTGATTGAACGATTAAAGCCAATTGGCGATCAAATCGGTATCAAAGTAGATTATGTAATTGACTTTGAAAACAATCGAGAATACTTGACTTGCAACGGACAAAACATATGCACTAACAGCACGAGTTTATACGGAATCGAGAACGAGTTTTGGGGTTATGTGTTCTTGAATAAATACGAGAGATATCATAGCTTTAGAAAACATCAAGAGAACGTTATTAAAAGGTATTGGTATGATGATAATTTCAATCAGCCTTGGTGTAAGTGGAATTGAAATAGTTTTAGGAGGAAATTATATGGTAGACAATCCAAGTTATTACTCTGTAACACCTGCAGACGTCAGATATGACAATAGATTAACGGATAGTGAGAAGTTATTGTATTCGGAAATCACAGCTCTGACACAATCAAGTGGTGAATGTTGGGCAACTAACGAATACTTTGCAAATTTGTATGACGTACACATCACAACCATCTCTAGGCGCATAGCAAATTTAAAGAAATATGGCTATATCGATGTTGTAATGATCTACAAGCAAAACAAAAAACAGATAGAGAAACGTATTATCAGAATTGCTAATACGTATACGCAGGATTGCTTAGGGGGTATTAGCAGAAATGCGAACACCCCTATTAGCAGAAATGCTAAGGAGAATAATACAAGTAATTACAATAATACAAGTATTAATAATAATACTAAAGTCGAAAAACAAGACTTTACAGGTCATATGAATGAGTTTTGGAGTGAGTATCCTAGAAAAGAAAAAAGGAAGAATGCATTTGAGAAGCTAAAAAAGATTCTAAAACAGGAACCGAGTGTATTCAACCAAATCATACTAGATGTCAGAAAGAGAAAAAAATCGGAACAATGGCTAAAGGAAAACGGAAAATACATTCCTATGCCAACCACTTACTTGAATGAAAGAAGATGGGAAGATGAAGATTGGAGCGTAAATGAAAAAGATAAACACTCAAGTGAAGCATTTTAAGCTCACTGACGAAGATTTAAGAAAAATTGAGATTGCTAGACAACGTGCGCTCAAATATCTTCCAGATGGGATGAAACTTAGACATCACGATGCAACAGAGGATGATGATCCAACCTACATCACTTTTGAAGATGAGATTGGGTATGAATATCACCTAAGAACACCAGAAGGGAATCGTATTAGAGCGATGCGCAGGCTTAAAGCCAGTGGATTAGATAGCGTTGCTGAACGGTATACATTCGATGCATTCACGACAAAGGAACCGTTCCAGGCAAAAATGAAAAAAATCGCATTGCAGTTCACAAGCGATTATCAAGGCAAATGGTTTTCTATGTTAGGACAGTCTGGAGCAGGAAAATCACATTTATGCACTGCTATAGCAGTTGAGCTTATAAAACTCGGCTGTGACGTTGAATACATGCTCTGGGTTGATAAATTGAACGAGGTTCGGTACGACACAGATTATTATCGAAGTTTCATGTATCGAATGAAAAATTGCGAAGTCTTATACATCGATGACCTATTCAAAACAGGAAGAGGGTTCGATAAATTATCCGATTTTGAAGTGAAGGCTGCATTTGAAATATTGAACTACCGTTATAACAAAAGATTAACAACAATCCTCTCAACAGAATTGGGATTTCATGATTTTAAAGAATTAAACTCAGCAGTAATTGGCCGTATCAAAGAAATGTCAAAAGGATACTATGTTGAGTTGGTTTACGACGAAAAAAGAAATTACAGACTACTAGATAAGTAGAAAAAGGAGAAAACAAATGATCACGCAAATTGAAACATATAAATTGGTACCACATCCAGGAAACCCACGAAATGATATGGGAGATTTAACCGAATTAGCAGATAGCATTCGAGAAAATGGAATATTTCAAAACTTAACTGTTGTAAATGCATCGACTGCTGGTGTTTATAAAGTAATCATCGGTCACAGACGTTTAGCAGCTGCAATCTTAGCAGGACTTGAAACTGTGCCATGTGCAATCGTGGATATGGATGAGAAAACTCAATATTCGACAATGCTCTTGGAAAATATGCAAAGGAGCGACCTGACACCTTATGAACAGGCGCAGGGCATCCAACAATGTCTTGATCTCGGAATGTCTGAGGCTGATATTTCTAAGAAAACTGGCTTCAGCAAGAAAACGGTTAAACGCAGATTGAAGATGCTAGAACTTGATCAAGATTTGGTTCGTCAATCGCAAGGTACAATTGATGATTATATCGCTCTAGAAGAGATTGAAGATATCGATGTTAGAAACTCTCTATTAAAACATATCGGTACAAATAATTTTAGGATGGAAGTTGAAAAGGCAAAAACAAAACAAGAAGCATCAGCAACTGAAGTTGAAAAAGCAGAAGTTGAAACTCAAAACGACACTAGTATTGAACAAGAAGAAACAAAAACAATTGAAATGCGTGTTATCGCTAGAGGATTGCGCAAAAAATTTGTGTCGGAAGTGTTCAAAAATAAAATCACTCCAAATCAGGTTGCAACAGCAGTTGGAGTAATTAACGAATCATTTATAGATGGAAATTACAAAAATGACTCAAATATTTTTAATGAATTAACTAACCCTCACAAGTTAAGTAATGAGGGCGCGAAGGAAAGGATGCTTAAGAACCGTTCAAATTATCTAGTTGTAGGAGCATATTCACTTCTCGAAAGAAACAATGACTTAGGGAAATTATACAGCTACTTGGAAGTGTTTGAATATCCAGTCAGTGACGATGAGAAGGAGTTGATTAAAAATGCTTAAGATCCAACTTGATTTAGAAAAAGAAACACATCCTAGTATTGTACGGATTGCACAACATTTACTTGATAACGCAATGAAGGATTCTAGCGTATCAGAATCTCTAGACAAGCCAAACAAATCCTTAGAGGGTATGTATAAATTCGTTACATCTGAGGCTAAGAAAGTCTCACAGAATGGAGCAGCAATGGTTGAAGATGAAACGGTATTTGGGTGGGCCCAACATTATTACGATGAGGATTTGCTAGACTTCGAACCTAAGAAAGGAAAAGACACATCAATGCAAAAAACAGAAGAGTTGGTGCTTCCGGACGAAGATGAAGATGTGTTTGATTTCTAATTATGGATCTATTAGATAAGTTAGCGACTCTCAAATTAAAGGAATACACAGCAAATTCATTTAGAAAATATTGGATGGAAGAAGAAACGTATGGCTCGAGCAGAAAGAAACGCATTCATAAAAAAACTATCTTTGAGGTTTATGAGATTTGGAGAGGGCGGTTAATTTGCCGTCTCTTCTATCTCGAAGAAGGATGCATCAATAAACAAATTTATCGTGAAGCAAGGGAAATAACTAGATATCTAGCAGGCTCAAATAAAAAAATAATAAGCGGAATCATCGCAGGAATGAGCGGAACATTTCCGAATACAGCATTCAGCTTCAACAGTGACACAGGGAGTCTAAAGTGGAAAAAAGTGAACCTTCATAAATATGTACCAGGTGCAAGTTGTGGTTATTACATCGGTACACAGATTACGTGGAAAACTCTCAATGATTATTTGCCAATTCTTAACCAAAGTTGTCACAAATATAGTGCTGCAGAATATGTGTATGACAGAACAGATCATTATCCCGATACATTATTTTATTACCTACACAAATATGACAAGATTCCAATCTTAGAAGTCCTGGTAAAAAAAGGTTTGAACCATTTATTAGACGAAACAAAAATTATGAGGTGGAGCAAATCGACTCTTCCAGAGATATTAGGTATTTCAAGGCAAGACTTTTGCTTCTTAGAAGCTGGGGTATCACTACAATTTTTAAGAAAAAACATTGATTTCATCAAACAAAAGAAATTGAGTTGCGAAGAAACTAAATTATTTGAAGAATTTCATAACGGCAAGTACAAATATTTAAGTGAACACATTACGGTATTGAATAAAAAAACGTTGTCATACATAGTTGCAAATGACTATGAAGTCTCTATTTACAACGATTATTTACGGTTCGCAAAAAAGTTGGGATATGAGCTTTACAGAAATAGAGTTTTATACCCACCTGATCTACACCGCGCTCATGATGATGCATATAAAAATTTAAATGAAGTGGAACTAGAAAAGTATGCAGAGGGATTTAAAATTCATTTCGAAATGAATAAAGCACACATATTGGAACGTGATGGATTATTGATTCGACCTGCTCAGGAACCCTTTGAATTAATTAATGAATCTAAGTTTCTCAAACATTGCGTCAAGTCATATGTAGATAAAGTTGCGGATGGAACGGCTGAAATATTATTCGTTCGAAAAAAGGACACACCAAATGAACCGTATATAACGGTTGAAGTAATGGGGAAAAGAATAACCCAAGCACGAGGGAAAAACAATTGTCCGGCCCCAAAAGAGGTGCAAGAATTCTTGGTTAATTGGAGCAAGAAAAATAAAATAGAATATCATTTCTAGGAGGAATTAAAAATGATAAACAAATCAATATTAGTAGGGAGAATCACCAAAGATCCAACCCTTAAAAAGACACCAACAGGGAAATCGGTAGTATCGTTCACGCTTGCGGTTAATAGGAAGAAATATGGAAATGACAAAGACCAGGCTGACTTTATTAACTGTGTAGCTTGGAACAGTCAAGCAGATTTTCTAGCAAACTACATTGGGAAAGGTAGATTGCTCGGAATTGTTGGGAAGCTTCAAAGCAGAACCTATGAAGATGCAAGTGGTAGAACGGTATATGTGACTGAAGTAGTCACTGATGAAGTCCAAGCGTTGGACTATGCGGAAAACAGAAGAAATACACAATCACAACCAGAGCCTGAAACACATTATCCAAATTATGAACAACATGAAGGACCAATTATCGACATCACATCAGATGATTTACCATTTTAAAGGAGGATGAATATGACATTTGAGAAAAAAGACTACGAAACACTATATGCAGCGGTTGGTATTGCTGACGAAGTCTATAAAGATTCTGTATTAAATATGAGAGCCTTACATGAACAAACGATACATTCGCTTAGATGTGAGATTGTAAAAGAACTGGAAAACAACTTACGTTTAATCAATGTTTATGAACCTGTGCACATTCCCAAACAGCGTCAAACTGTTCATTCAATGAGCGTAACTGTGATTAAGAAAGATTACCTTGAATCGTTATTGGAAAAAGAACAGAAATACGAACGCATCAAAGAGTTCTTATCGTCACTAGAAACGGACGAAAGATACACAGAATCAAAAGAAATCATTAAGGAGCAAGAAGAATGAAATTGTTAAAAATTGGGGATAAGGTTAGGTTTGACGATGGGGAGCAAAAGGGTATCGGTACGATTGTTGCGATTAAGAGAGAGACTGCACCTTATCTCGTTCATTCGGAAGATATAAAAGATGGGCATGATGGGTATCTACAAGACAACAATAACAATTGGTGGTTTTACGAAGACGACTTGGAACTGATAAAGGAGCATGAAGAATGAATGATTTAAGAGAATTGTTGCAAGTGGGGTATATAGTCAAAAGAAGAAGAGAATATGACCTTTGTGTCGGTGAAGATATAACTCAAAACCGTAAAAAGTTTTACAACAAAGACTTAACTCACACCACTCATGAGTCCTATGACATTATGGAGATTCGAAGACCAACTAGCGAACATGGAAAACCTGTAGAATGGATAACTGTATGGGAACGTGAAGCGTCTAAGTATTGGTTGATAGTCAAAGATACAACCGTTGCAAAAGCGATTGGAAACGGATGCTTAAATTATCGTAAAAGCGAAGATGAATACATTTTCTTAGGTCCGTTGGAGAGTGTCGATTTCCAAACTAAATTCACACGATCTGAAATCGAGAAGATATCACCAGTGCTAAGAGATATGTGTGAAGAGATTGAAGTAACAAATGTAACACCTAAAAAAGGAGAAGGAAAATAATGATGAACAAAATTAAATTAAACGTAGAGACCAAAGAAGTAAAAACAATCAATCTATCTGAAATTGAAGCTGGCCAAGTTGTCATGAAGGATGATGCATTCTATCTTTGTCACAAAGATGATCGTGGGGAGTTAAAATTGATGTCACTAAGTACAGAAGTGCCTATATCAAAAAGCATTACTATATTTTCTGCTTCAGGGTGGATTCCTTGTGATGCTACATTAACAGTATCTGCATCTGACGAAGTTTGACACGAAGTAAGAAGGGAAAAGATGAATGATGATAATTGTTGAAGTTAGACGTAATGGTCAGAACTCTTGGTTACATAATCTACCAAGCTTGAAAGCACTACAAGTTAATACTCAAACAGAACGGATGGAATTGTTGGATAAGCTTCATCAAAATAAGTATGGCATAGGACTAAGGGAATATATGCGTTCCCTTCCTGTATCACCCTTGACTGCTCGTGAAAGAAGAGGGGAAAGAGAAACTAAGTACAAGAAAATAGAACTGGAGGTAAAGGATCATGAGTAATTTATGGCCATTCTTGTTTGGGTACATTCTAGGTGGGCTTACTGGCATGTTGGTATTATCAATAATCATTGGTGGCTCCAGAGGTGATTCCGATGACCGATGAACAACGTCAACAAATCAACTATGCTAAGAATGAGTTGAGAAACTACATGTATCTGCTCAATGTTGTGCATGGCTTCGAAGGGAAGATATTGGAAATCGAAACGGAGCTTGAAGGTGTTAGGTCACCTTCTGCTCCAAAAACTCCAGGCAAAAGCTTTATAAGCCCTGAGGAACGTAAGCAGGACTTGCTAACGAAGCTGCAACGGCATCAGTATAGTTTAGCAATGTACAAACACCGAACGGATCATATTGCACAGTTCCTTGACGGTTTATCCTATGAAGAGCGTAAGATTGTGACAGAGGTGTATGTTAACAATGTGAACATAGAAAAGGTAGCAACACTGGCATTATGCAGCGTTAGTAAATTGAAGAGAGATCTAGATAAAATGCTTGAAAATTTTTGAAAGATGACACTCAGTCCGCTATTTTCCGTGATATTATGGTAATGTGGTCTTTTGGCCAAGAGGGACCGCCCTTTTCTAAAAATTCATAGGTTTTCTCCTTATGCTAAATAAAACTCACTGTAGCCCAACGGTGGGTTTTATTGTGTTAGGGGGTGGGGGTGTAGGTGTAAAAAGACCAAAACACACTAAATAAAGGCTGAAATGCAATTTTGCACCCTAAATAAGTGTGGAAAACTCATCAAAAATGTGGAAAACTCGCTCAAAAAGTGACATTTTTATTCCTTTTTGTGATATATTATGGGTGTCATGAGGAGAAAAAGATTAATGGAAAAGATGTGTCAAATTATTATTGCAGAGGGAAATGAGCAAGTAATAGCTCCAAATGGAGCAGTAACAAATAGACTCGTTCAACCTGTTTTAGCTTTTAGGTTACCGTTTGTACCTTCGGCTTTATCATTTCACGTAATGTTTGTTACGACAGGGTATACTTTTAAAGAAGGGTTATCATTTGGGTTTAATATAGAAGATCCAGAAGGTAATAGTGTATTCGGACAAGCCCCTCAAACAATCCCGCCTATTGGACAAGATTTTGATAACTTTAATTTAAATCTTGATGTTAAAAACACTGCATTTATGAAAGTGGGAATCCACACTATTATTGCAACAATTGATGGTGATGTATATAAACTTCGATTTACTATTGAAGCTGATAAAATCTATAAATATGAAGATTGAGACTAATTCAATAACCCTAATCATTGATAAAAATAATGGTAGTCACTACAGAGAAATCATACAAGATTTATCAGATAATAAAACATTACAAAAGGGTAAGTCTCATGCTTCAATTCTATTTCTTACAATTGGTATTGGATTTGCCTCGCTAATTCATGGAAATGTGAATCCCGGATCATTAAAATTGAATGATCCGAAAACTACTGAAAATTATCCGCTATTAAACAATAGTGACACTAGTGTAGGAGGGTATGATATGAGCAACAATGTAAGTCAGGAGACTTTTAATGTATACAAAGATTCTAACGAAAAAAGACTTGAGAATATTGAAAAAAGACTTGATAGTATTGTTATCCTGTTAGAAAAAATTGATGATAAATTGATTACAAAAGAAAGTTTAGAAACTAAATTAGAAAATACTGAAATAAGGTTAAGAAATTGGATTTTAACAACAGCGTTTATCACTGTTCTTGGGTTTTTAGGATGGCTATTTATTTATCTATTCCCAAACGTTGATAAATTATTCAAAGCAATAGAAGCAATAAAATAGAGCCGAACGGCTCTTTTCTTTTACCCAATCATTGGAGGTGATTCAATGGCAAAAGACTTTGCGAAGTCTTTTTATAAATCAAAACAGTGGAGAGTATGCAGAGATGCATATTATGAGTCACAATTTGGAATATGCGAACGTTGTGGTCGTGCTTGTTGGAGACGTAATGATCCACAGTATCTTAAGCTTCGTAAAGAAGGTAAGGAAGTATATTACGGAATCGTGCATCACATTGAAGAACTTAATCCGCGTAATATATCAAACCCATTCGTATCATTAGGATGGAACAATCTAGAATTATTATGTCAAGATTGTCATAATAAACATCATAATTCGAGCAAAGAAGCAATCCCAAACGATGTGTTCTTCGATGAAAATGGGCGATTAACAAAGAAAAAGAGCAGTATTTAAAGCAAGATACCCCCCTATTTAAAAAAAACTCCGTTCCCAAGGGGACCGTCGGTGGGGAGTATAAATTCACACAACCTCGCGCGCGAGGGGGGTGTGGTGTCCGGAAAGGAGGAATTAACGAAAATGCGTGAAATAAATAAAAAAACCGGAGAGCCGTTCACATTGGATGAACTAGTTACACGAGCAAAACGAAAAATCAAAAGCTCATACAAAGCGATGAATCCTGAGAAAAAGAAAATTGCTGAAGGATTGATTGAAAACGGAGCTTTTCTTTATGTCCATCTTTATGAGTTGCAGGAGGCAATTAATGATGAAGGAACTACCATTGAATACCAAAATGGAAAAAATCAATTTGGCACAAAACAAAATCCAGACATATCTACATACAATGCTTTCTTAAAACAATACAAAGAAATCATTAAACAATTGACGGACTTGCTTCCGGAAAATGAAGATATATCAGACAACGACGAATTGCGTGCATTCTTGAAAAAAGGAAAACCGCGATGAATCCAATTTATGAATATTATCAAAAGATTTTGGACGGAACAGAAATTGTTCCGCGCAAGGTGCGAATAACCTATTGGTTTATTATCACAAATGTACTGACTTCCAAAAAATTTGAATATAACGAAGATCTAGCAAATCACGCACTTGATTTTATTCAAACGTTCTGTAAGCACTCAAAAGGTGAAGTTGGTGGAAAACCGTTTATTCTTGAACTTTGGCAAAAAGCATTAGTTGCTGCGATGTTCGGTATCGTACATAGAGGCACAAACATTCGTAAATATCGTTTTGTTATGTTTATGGTCGCACGTAAAAATGGAAAGTCTACCTTGGCAGCGGCAATCAGCTTATACCTTCTCATCGCAGATGGGGAACCTGGGCCTGAAGTATATGCGGTTGCAACCAAACACGCACAAGCCAAGATCATTTGGGAAGAAGCTACGAAGATGATTAACAAGTCTTCTGCTTTGAAAAAATTCGCGAAAGTTAAACACTCCGAAATTATTACAGCTTTCAATGAAGGCAAATACGTACCTTTGGGACGTGATTCAAAATCTCTCGATGGTTTGAATGTGCATGGAGCAACTTTGGACGAAATCGAAGCATGGAAAGACATGAACATGTATGATGTAATGCTTGATGCTACGTCAGCACGTTTGAACTGGATGATTTTTGGAACTACAACGGCAGGAACGGAAAAAAGCGTCGTGTTTGACCGTTTATATTCCGATGCTGAGAATCAAATAAACTTTTTTGAAAAAGGCGAAGATATTGATGAAAACACATTGAATATTATTTACGAGCTTGATAAACGCGACGAATGGAAAGACTTTGAAAATATTCGAAAAGCAAATCCTGGGTTAGGTACAATCAAAAAAGAGAAAACGATTCGAGAAAAGCATAAAAAAGCCTTGCGAAAGCCTGAGCTTGTTCGAAACTTCTTAGCAAAAGATTGTAATGTTCCGGATACGAGTGCTGAAAGTTGGTTCAGTTTGGAAGACATTCAAAACGATGAAAGATTCGTATATTATGCGGATGAACCAAACAATCCGCTCGCGGTTAAACCTAAATATGTATTTGGTGGTTTTGACTTATCTGAGACGATAGATATGACATGTGCCACAATTTTATTTATGTCACATAGTGATGAAAAAATGTACATGGATCAAATGTATTGGATTCCGGAGGATTCATTGGAAGATAGAGAATCAGATGGAATTGTGCCCTATCGAAAATGGATTAATGATGGTTATTTAAGGACGTGTCAGGGAAACAGAGTCAATCATAAGGATGTACTCGAATGGTTTGTTGAAATGCAACGCAAACATCGGTTTATGTATTATCGAATCGGTTATGACCGTTACTCAGCAAATTATCTTGTGCAAGAAATGAAAGATCAATTTGGTGATATCGTTATGGATCAAGTTATTCAAGGTGTTTACACGCTGTCTGCACCGATGTATCAACTAACGGCCGACATGAAATCGAGCAAACTGGTATATAATCAAAACCCTATTTTTGAATGGTGTAGCATGAACGTTAAGGTTATTCCAGATAAAAACGGAAATATTATGCCAATGAAAATCAAAACATCGAAACAACGGATTGATGGGTTTGCATCTGCATTAAATGCGTACGTTTCAATGGAGCGTAACAGAAGTGAATATATAGGATTTATTAGATAGGAGGTTAATGTGGGATTCTTTGATTTTTTATTCAAACCGAAAGAGAAAGATTTACAGGCAGTATCAATGGGCCAATTACTAAAAATGCTCAATTTTGAATCACCTTATTTTTTCAATCGGAAACACTCAAGTGTTTACGAGTCAGATTTGATTCGTTCAGCAATACATGCTAAAGCAAAGCACACTGCAAAGCTTAAACCGTTGATTATTGGGGATATCAATAAAGAATTAGGATTGATACTGTCAACAAAACCAAATCCCTTCCAAAGCACATACGATTTCCTATACCGTTTGAGAACGTTGTATGAAACTGATACATGTGTTTTTATTTTGCCTTTGTATCGTGATGTTGAGCAAACTGTGATTAATGGTTTGTACCCTCTAAAAGCATCAATGAGCGAAATAGTCGAATATGAAGGAGCGCTTTATCTTCGATATACATTTGCAAATGGCCAAAAAGCAGCGATTGAATATGATCGTGTCGGAGTGATCATGAAAATGAATTATGCGAGCGAACTGTTTGGTGATACCAATCAAGCGCTCGATTCGACACTCAACTTAATAGATATGCAAAATCAAGCGATTAATCAGTCAATCAAATCTTCTGCAGCGATACGCTTTATTGCTGCACTTTCACAACCATTGCACGAGGATGATTTAAAAAAGGAACGTGAAAATTTCTCAATGAAGAATCTTTCAGCTGAGAACGACACTGGAGTAATGATTATAGATGGTAAATACAAGGATGTTAAGCAACTTGAATCGAAACAATTTGTAATCGAGACGGCCCAAATGGAGTATATAAAAAACAGTATATTTTCATATTTTGGAGTTAATCAAAAAATACTGCAAAATGATTTTGATGAAAATGTTTGGAATTCATTTTATGAAGGCGAGATAGAGACTTTTGCAATTCAATGTAGTCTAGCAATCAATAACATGATTTTTACCCTTTCCGATATTAAAAAGGGAAGCAATCTTTACTTCCAATCAAATAGGCTTCAATACGCATCCAATAAAACAAAATATGAAGTTACTTCAGGATTGTTTGATCGTGGAATTTATGGTGTTGACGATGTTGCAGAAGCATGGGGATTACCAATCACTGGTAATAACAAGAAGTACATACGGAAAGAATATGCTGAGATTGGTGAAGATGGTGCTATTAAATATGACCGAAAAGAAAGCGAGGTAACCAAATGACGGTAGGAACAGTAAGCAATGGAAATAAAGATTCCTATGAATCGATGCTTATGGATAAAATCGCACGCGGTCGAGAGTTTCGCGGCGCGTTCGAGGTAGAAACAAAAGGAGATTACATTGTCGAGGGCTATGCAACAACATTCGATAAACCATATGTACTCTTCGAATATGATGGCGTTAAGTATTATGAAGTAGTTGACCGTAACGCATTCAATGGTGCAGACATGAGTGATGTTATTTTTCAATACGATCATCAGGGCAAAGTGTATGCAAGGATATCGAATGAAACACTCTCGTTGAAAGTGGACTCGCACGGATTATATATTCGTGCCGATTTATCAAAAACGGAGACATCACGTCAGATGTACGAAGAAATTGAAAGTGGACTCGTTACAAGAATGAGTTTTGCTTTTACCGTATCACAACAAGAATTTAATCGTGATACAAGAACACGGACGATTCAGTCCATTAAAAAAGTTTTCGATGTGTCCGCTGTGAGTATTCCAGCGAATCCTGACACCGAAATAAGTGCTCGTTCCTTTATTGACGGAGTGATTGAAAAGGAAAAGCAGGAGTTGCTTGAGCAAGAAATGAAAAAACGCAAACTGATGTTGCTATTAGAACTATAAAAAACGAAAGAGAGGAAATAATATGGACATCAAAATTATGAATTTGGAGCAAGTACGCGCTCGAAAAATGGAAATTAAATCACAACTGGAATCAGGAACACTTGAAGCAAACGATGCTCTTGAAACAGAAATTCGGTCATTAAATGATCGTGAAGATGAAATCTTGGCTGCTGCAGAACGTCGCACACAATTGTTAAATGATGTTGTAGTAAGAGGCGGAGTGGTTGCTCAAATGCAACCAATCAATACACACGATAACCTTACACAAGAAAATGAAGAAACTGTATATCGTTCTGCATTTTTAAACAACATTCGTGGGGTAGCTCTAAGCGAGGCTGAACATCGTGCTTTCTCAACAGCACAAGAGAGTGCTAGAGCGGTTGTTCCAACTGTTACACAAAACAAAATTATTGAGCTACTAGAACAATCAGCTCCATTATTGAGCGAAATCGACCTATTGCGCGTTGCTGGAGGTATTACTATTCCTGTAGAAGAGCCAATCTCTGAAGCATCTAAACACGCAGAAAATGCTACCATTACTGCATCAGAAGACAAGGTTATTGCTGTTAACCTCTTCGGTTATGAAGTAACTAAATTATTAAAAGCATCTAAGTCTATCACCAGAATGTCTGTTGATGCGTTTGAAGACTGGTTAGTAAAAAATCTTGTACGCTCAATTTCACGCAAACTAAAAAAACTAATTTTATTTGGAAGTGGAACTGGGGAAGCTAAAGGAATTGACAAGATTGTTTGGACAGCAGATAACTCAGTTACTGTAGCATCTGCAGGAACGCTAACAGCTAATAATGTATTATCTTTGGTTGGATTACTTCCTGGAGCATATGATGCAGGTGCTAAATGGATTCTATCTAAGAAAACATTACTCAATGACTTCTTGCCTCTTCAAGATAAAGCTAAAAATGACCTTGTCCAAATCGTCAATGGAGAGTACCATATTCAAGGTTATCCAGTACTGATGGATGACGATGTGCCACGTGGATGTGCATACCTTGGAAACTTATATGAGGGGTATAAAGGAAATATGCCTGAAGAAATCAATGTTGTTTCCGATTTCTCATTGACATCTAACAATTATGAATTCTTAGGTGCAGCAATGTTTGATGGTACACCAGCGCTTGAAAAAGCATTTGTGAAGTTAATTAAGGCATCAGAATAACATTTAGAGGGGAGAAATCCCCTCTCTAAATATAGATTGGAGGATATATTATGAGTGATAACGATACATTCGAAACGAAAGAAGTAAATCTTCAACTAATGAGTAAAGTTAAAACTTCGCTGAGAATATCGCAGGCAAGTACTTCTTTTGATGTAGAAATAGAAGACTTAATCCTATCTTGTGTAGAAGACCTTTATATTTCTGGAGTTATACATATTGATGTATCCAAAGAAATTAAAGATCGATTAATTATTAGAGCGATAGTAGTATATTGTAAAGCCCACTTCGGAATGAGCAATCCAGATACTGAAAAATATGTTGAAATATACGATAAAATGCGTATACATTTGGCTATGACTCGTTATCGAAATCCCGATCCGATAGAAAAGGTTGATGCATATGTATTGGAATGAAACTGTGGAATTAGGAGCTGTCACTGAAATAGAAGTCAATGGCATATATAAGTCGACAGCGATTTATAGAGAAGTTTATTGCAACGTTCTGAAATTAAGTCGAGACGAGAAAAGTCAGGGTGCATCAATTGGACGTGCTCCATCTCACAAAATCGAAGTGAGATCAATTGAATATGCAGACGAAAGCAAAGTTCGATTCAGGGGCCACACTTATGATGTATCAACAACTAACGACAACCAAAAGTATGAAACGGTAGAACTAATTCTTATTGCGCCAACAGGTAGTGATTACAGTGGCTAAAAGGAAAAAATTCACTGTTGAGAGTAATTTGACGGTTATGCAATCTAAAATCGAAGAAGCTCCGCATAAAGTATTAAGCGTTATCGGACAAAATCTTGTTCGCGAGATACGGCCGGATATTCCTAGAAGACGTGGAAAGAACGGCGGTAAACTTAGAAGTTCCTTAGGATACTGGGCGAGAAAACAAGAGAAGGATCTTCAAATCGGAGTGAAACAGTTTTATGCACTTTGGATTATCAGACGAGATACTGATCCGATTAAGCCGGTTGTAATGAAAAACATAAGTACGATTCAAAGCATGATTGGGTATGCATTAGATCAGATTAGGAAAGGAAAATAACATGCGTCAAGAAGTTGAAATGAAGATTATTGAACTGCTTAATAACGAGTATGAAAATATAAAAATATATCGGTATAGCGCAAAGAAAAATTCAGAAAAGCCTTACGCTGTTATTCAAACCACTGGAAAGATTGATGCAACCATAACTCAAGACTATCAAATTTACATCCAACTCTTTGATGATGTAAATAGTTATAGTGATAGACTATTTGATATTGGCCAGAAAATCGAAAAAGTGTTGAAAAACAGAGTATTCGAGACTGATAATTGCTATTTTCATATGGTATACGATGCTGATCAATACACAGACGATGAAGAATTGGCAGGATTACAACTGTTAGAACAGAGCTACACCGTAAGAGTGTACGGAAAGGAAAATAATGACTAAAGCTAAAACAACAACACCTGATAAAATACTTTTAGGGTATGGTATCGTGGAAATCGATGGATCACCTGTTGGATTGACACGTGGTGGTTCAACATTTAATGTCGAAAGAACATTTAGAAATATTGAAGCAGATGGGGACAGAGGCCCTGTTAAAGGGAGAATTGCGTTTGACTCCGAAACTGCAAAGCTTGTCGTAAATGCATTGGAAATATTCGATATCGACACGATTAAAACAGTATATGCAGCAATGGGGAAAGATACAAATGTATTGTCTTCAAAACCTTCGATTAGCGAAGATGATTATCATCAAGTAGTCTGGCGCGGAAAAACACATGATGGAAGCGAAGTAGTTATTGAATTGCCACAAGCAATCAGCTTGTCAAATCTCGACTTTACTTTTGAAGATAAAAATGAAGTTGTTCCAGCATTAGAATTTACTGCAACATACAAAGAAGATAGTCGTGATGAATCTTCTTATTCAATTACATTTGGATCAACAACACCAGATGAAGGGTAAGCACAACGCTTATCCTTTTTAATTTAGGAGGTAATATGAAAAAATTTAAATTAAATGATTTGTTTTTGCTTGCTCGTGTCATTGAGGATTTAGGGCTTCAAGACGATTTAAAAGCTATTTTTGACCAAGCAGGAAGTGTACTTAAAAATTTTGAACCAAACATCGATGATTCTGTGCCTGAAGAGGAAAGAGAAGAACTGATTAAACAACAAGCAAATGTTCTCGTTGATCAAGCTCAGTCTGAAACTATTGCATCTTTAATCAGACTATTAATCAAAAATATCCAAAAGTCAAAAGGATCAGTAGCAGAATTGATTGGTTCGATCATGTGTGTGACACCGGATGAAGCATTACTTCTTGGTATTGGAGAAATTATAGCAGGGTTTAAGGAAGCGTTAGCGAGTGAGAATCTTTCCGAAATTTTTCAATCTGCAGTGGGGACACAATTGAACTAGAAGAGTTCCTACTGCGTACATATCCAAATTCAAATCGCATCTATAACATGAGATGCAAACAAGCTATTTTAGTTCTCGAAAAGGGAATCCAAAAAAGTGACAACGATAAATTGTTTGAAGTTTATTTAACTTCTTTACCGTATTTAAAAGAGACTCTTTCATTTGATAAATGGAAAGAAACTCTTAAGGAAGAAGCGTATCACAAGGAGACTACTTATTACACGAGAAAGTCTAAAGATGAAATAATCAAAGAAATATATGGAAGAGGGTGATTACTGTGGCTTTTGAATTATTTAAAGTTTTGGGATCAATCGTAATTGAAGATAAGAATGCACTTGATACTTTAAAAAAAGCGGATACCGAAGCGAAAAAAAATGCAGATTCATTGAATAAAGTTGAGGATAAGATGGCTGGCATTGGTAAGAAGATTATTGCTGCTTTCAGCATCGCTGTAATTACCAAATTTACCCAAACAATTATCGAAACAACTGCTAAATTGAACGCAATGGATGCTCAATTCGACCAAGTATTTGGAGCAGATGCAACAAAGATGATGGAAGATTTGGAAGAGCAATCTAAAGAATTAAACATCCACGTAGATCGATTAAAAACGAGCGCAAGTAAATTCGGAGCACAATTTAAAGGTGCAGGGATGGATGCTACTCAGGCCCTTAACAATACGGACACCGCTGTCAGATTAGCTGCAGATGGAGCTGCTTTTTATGATAAGTCACTTGATGATGTCACAGGATCAATGGCTTCTCTTATGAAAGGAAACTTCAGTGCAGGAGATGCTATAGGGGTATTTACCAACGCAACCGAAATGGGACGTAAAGCACAAGAAAAATTTGGATTATCATGGCAAGAATTAACCGAAGCTCAAAAGCAAGATTTAATCCTCCAAAAAATCGAGGAAACTTACGAGTTAAATGGTGCAATGGGCCAAGCTGCGCGCGAATCATCCAACTGGGATAACGTGACAGGCAACTTATCTGCTACGTGGAACCGTTTCTTAGCAAACATTGGCCAACCTGTACTAAATATTGCTACTGGACTGATTGAAGGATTAACCGATGCTGTTTCCTGGCTAGGTAAAAACCTAAACATCGTTATTCCGGTAGTCGCAGCACTTACTGCAGCTTTTTTAGCTCAAATGATTATTAACACTGTTAGCACTGCGATGTCTGCATATCGAGCAGTTTCACAATCTATGACCGTTGCTCAATGGTTGTTAAATGCTGCAATGAATGCTAATCCTTTTGGAATGGTCGCAATCGCAATTGGTGTATTAATCGGTGTAGGGATTGCGTTATGGAAGAATTGGGATTCAGTTACTGCGTGGATGATGGGTGCATGGTCAAAACTATCCTCTGTTGTTGGCAACGGTGTTAAATCCATGAACGAATTTGTTTCAAGTGGAGTTCGTAAAGTCAAAGATTTTTTCACTGGAATGTGGTCAAGTGTCAATGCCACATTTTCAAATATGGTTTCTGGAGCTAAGACTAAGTTTAACGAGATTAAAAAAGCCATCATGAACCCAATTGAAACTGCTAAAACGTTTGTTGGAAATACAATCGATAAAATCAAAGGATTCATGAATTTTAAGTGGGAGTTTCCAAAGCTTAAAATGCCTCACTTTAAAGTTACCGGATCAGTCAACCCGTTAAACTGGTTGAAAGACGGTACTCCTAAATTGAGTGTCGAGTGGTACGCAAAAGGGGGAATCATGACTAAACCAACTGCATTCGGACTGGATGGAGACAAAATTATGGGAGGTGGAGAGAAAGGCCATGAAGCAATACTTCCACTAAACAAGAGAACGTTGAGTAGTATCGGTGATGGGATTGTGGATAGCACAGGGATGAATACCGACGGACAAGAAGTCACTTTATCGGAGGCAAATATGAGTCGTTTTGCACATATAGTTGGACAATACCTTTCAATTGTATTCGAAAACTTTAATATCGTCCTTGATGACAGAATACTTGGGAAATTTGTGCTAAAGGTGGTTAAACAATGAGCCATCCAAAAATTGTATATAAGGGTAGAGGTGGCGAGGTTGATTTTACCAAACCTCCATTATTGTATGTCACCAATTCATTTGCTGATTCTGAGATAAGTATATCCAGTGAAATAAGTAGTGATGGAATTGGAACGTATATTTCTCAATTTCAATATGTAAAAAATGAATTCAAAATAAGTGTAGTTATTTGGGGCGATGTTACTTCGGTTTTGAACGAATTAAGCGTTATTTTTATGAATGATATTAGGCACAACAGTCCAGGTAAGTTATACGTAAACGACACTTATATTAATTGTTACATCACGGCATCTACTAAAACCAATTGGAATCGTTACCATGAAGCGGTTACTGTTGAGTTCAAGATATATGCTCCGACTCCATTGTGGATACTAGAGAAAACTTATTCGTTTTTTAATGGAGTTTCATCTCAAAATGAAGATGGATTTAGCTTTCCAATTTCATTACCAACACACTTTGCTTCCAAAGTCAGACCTTACATCATCGAAGAACCACTGTATTTTGATTTGTTGGCCAAAATTAGTTTCTTTGGTCCTGCAGTTAATCCAACGATATGGATTGACGGAAGACAATTTTCAGTAACAGGGGAATTATTAACGGGCGAACGGATTGAGATTGACCAATTAACAAAAAGCGTTGTAAAAATTACTGCATCAGGAGAAACGATAAACATGTTCAATTCAAGATTAAAATCACCATCGATGTTTACGGCCTTGATATTTGAATCAGGATTAGTTGAATATAATCGCTCATTTCCTATCGAAATAATTACTTATGAAAGGTTGGTTGAACCAATATGGAAATAATTCATTCTGTCGAGTCTGTAACTCCGAATGGGGTTCCAGAGTTGGTTGAGAAGGGAATCATCGATAATTTAGTTAAGTACAATTGCATCATTTCTGAAGGTGGTTCATATGATGAAAATGACTTTGAATTAGTGTTATCAAAAAAGTCTTGGGATGAGAATACTATCAGCATTGGTGATTGGATATACATTCCTGAGTCAGAGTGGGGAGGGAAAGTTAAGTGTATCCAATCAACATCTGATGAAACGATTAAGATTAGCGGTCCAAATTTTAGATCAGAATTGAGCAAAATCATCATTGCTCCTTTATTAAGGGTTAAAGAGCTTGTTGGATCAGTAGATATAGATGGTTTTGATGCGTACTTTGTGCTTAATGGAGAAGCCAACTTTGTAATTAATAAAATACTATTTAAGTTGCCTCTGATTATCCAATCAACAACAGGAACATATCAGCCAGATACAGAGGCATCAAAATTGAAGAACATAAGCGTTAATCAGGCTAGTTCAGGCATTGATATATCCGTTTCTTTACGGTTTCAAGAGTTCACAAATGCAATTGAGAAAGTTCTTCTATCAAGCAATGCGAGGCTTGATATCAGACATCAATATATTAATGACGGTTATAAATTGATTCAAATATCAGCACATCCAATCATTGATTATTCCGATGATATGTATCTAAGCACAGACTATCAGTCAGTTGTTACATCGAAAATTGATGAATCAATGAAATGTGATTACTTAATTGCTCTTGGAAAAGGGGAATTAGAAGAACGACAGATTGTAGTCTTAAGAGCCAATTATGAAACCAAACAACTATACGAGGTGTTTACTGGAACGGAAAGCGACATCAAAGATATCGTAGCTCAGAATTTCAACCATAACGCAGTTATTTATGATTATCCGTCTGTAGAGTCGATAGAAGAGTTAATAACTGCTGCTAAGGAAAAGTTTGAATCAGACTATTTACCATCAACAGAAATCAACTTTCAAATTAATAATACTTCATTAGAATTCAATCTTGGTGATATTGTCGCAGGTGAAGATGTTGTGACAAATGCAAAAGTAAAGGCACGAATCATCCAAAAAGAACTAACCATCGAAAAAGGGAAAACTCAATTTAACTACAAGGTAGGTGATATAACAATATGAGTCAAACATCAATAATCGTAAATACTCCAAACTCACCTGGGCACTCAGATGCTCAAGATTGGGCTTCAATATTCAACTCAATTATGGGTGCGAAAAGTGGAGTTATAAAGGGGTATCGTAATGAATTAGCATTATCAAAAATTAGTGATAACACTGTGAGAATGGCTGACGGAATTTATTCTTTACAAGGGCATCTTGTAAAGGTCGATGAATCGACAACTATTGATTTGAGCATCGATTCTGGAACGTTAGGTATGTATCGGAAAGATTACATTATTGCAGAATATCGCAAAAGTAATGACAGTGATGATGTCTTAGAATTTAGAGTTCTCAAAGGATCTACTAGCACTGGCGCAAATCCAACAGGCCCTACGCTCGAACAAGGGAACCTTAATGAGGGTGCTCTTGTAAGGCAAGAAGTGCTGTTTGAAATCAATCTAAACGGTACTACGGCATCCATCACAGACAAGAGAGTTTATGTATCAAACATGAACACTCTTCCAATTTTGATTGAATTACCAAAGCCAACAGGGATCCAAACAGTTTATGAAAACCGTTTAATTGTCATTGGGGACATTGCGATACTTCGAGTAAGTGGCGCGCCAATTACAACGGCTTCAGGAATCAAAACATTAGCAATTGTACCAGAAGCATATCGTCCTAAGTCTGCAAAATCATGCGTAATAGCATGCACACCGACATCCGGTCAACCAAGACTTGGAACACTTGCAACTGATGGAACATTAACAGGATATACCTCAACAAGAACCAAAGCAGTTGATGTGTTCTTGGTGTATTCATTGCTTTAAAAAACGAAAGGAAACGCTAAAAAGATGAAAAAAATCTTGACACACACGGAACTGTGTGACACACACACACACACACACACACACACCTATTACCGTCTTTACAAAGGGGGTGGACACGCACTAACTGTCCACTCGAAAGAGAGTGGGGTGAACGGCTAAAAGGTCGTTTGCAAGGGGTTGTTTGCTAATGGCAGTCGATACATCAAAAATTTATGATTCTAATGGCATATCAGAATTAAGTGATGAGGCCATAAAAGAATTGATAGAGTCTATTGACAAAGTTCAACTAGATTTCCTTGTATCAGATACAATTGTTGGAAATTGGAGAATAAGAAGATGGAATAGTGGCTACTGTGAAATGGAAGCAACTACAGGGAATTACACATTGGATGTAACGACTGCATGGGGTTCTGTGTTTTATGCAGAAGTAGGCGCTATTTCATATCCAATTATACTAGCGGATATTCCAAAAGTATTTGTGACAATTGCAAAAGGGCATCCTTGCGAAGTTATCGCAGGTGTTACTTCTGTATCGGCAAACGCCACCCCATCATTACGTGTGATGAGGCCAGTTTCTACTTCAGGTGCAATTGTTGCTTTTAATGTACTTGTAAAAGGACGTTGGAAATAACCCCCCATTAAACGACTTAGCCTATTATTATGGCTTTAGATGAAACAAAACTATTTGATTCCAATGATGATGCTGAATACAGCAACGAAGCAATGAGAGAACTTGCTAGAGAACTAAAGAGTCTAGCTTTGATAGATACCGGAGTTTGTTCAACATTCAATGGCTGGGCAGGAACAGTGACCGCGACAAAGGACCACACAGGAATGGTTAGCTTGCAAGGTATGTTAAATGCAGGCACAACAACCGTGAACACCGTAATGTGTAATGTTCCAAACGCATATAGACCTAAAGAAAACATAACTGTCATTGCTCGTTCTTATCGTGCATCAGGTGACGAAGTTCAACCTATTAGGTTGTCAACAGATGGAAATATTGCGATTGCAACAAGAACCGCAGGTGAAAACGTTCAAATCAACATTCAGTACAGAGTCTAACCCCACAAAGACAGTTAGTGTCATTTTATGGCACAAATAAATAAAACAACATTTAAAGACACAAACAACACCTATGAACACAGTGATGAGTTGTTTGATGCAATTATTGATAATAGTAACGATTTAGACTTTCGTGCGCCTTTATTTTCATTTCCAACTGCAGGAGGCGGAATTTCTAGTTATGCAACAAGAGTCGCAATAAGAATGGGCGATTTCGTTTTGATAAATATTGCAGGAACATTAAATAACAGCAGTGATTCAACAAAAACAATCGGAACATTGGCAGAAGGATACAGGCCAAGTGCAAACCGAACAGTTAAAGTGATTACTGTTACTAGTGCAAATTTAATATTGCACAGAGATGCAACGATCTTTACAAATGGTATGATACAAGTTTATACGCAAACACACGAACAAACCCTAGACATGACGTGTGTTTTCCAATTGACATAAAAGGAGGCATATATGCAAGAATTATTAACACAATTAACACCATTATTAATGGGTATAGCAACAATCGTATTGGGGTATGTGGCAACAAAAGTTAAAACATACGTTGATTCAAAGTTGGATATAGACCAACAAGAGAAAATCTATAAATTCGTTCAATCAACGGTTCTATACGTTGAGCAAATCGGAGTGAACCTTGACGGAAAAGAAAAACTTGCTCTTGCTAAAGAGAAGGTTCTGATTTGGGCAAATGAAAAAGGGATAACTATTAGTGATATTGAATTAAATATATTGATTGAAGCCTTTGTAAATGGCTTGGGAGGAAAATAAATGGAATACGCTAAAGAAAACTTTTCAGCATCTATTGAGATGCTTGACTTATGCTTAAAAACAAATGGGCCACACGTGTTGTCGTGCGGTTATGGATATCGTAAAGCGATTGCTTCCGCTGGTACATCAGATGGGATGCATCCTGGTATTGATAAGGCTCTGTCTGTCGGTACTAAAATCTATGCTCCATTTGATGGTGAAATTACAGCAACACGCAATCAACCGTCATATGGTCTTGATGTGTTTGTATACAACGCATCATTGGGATTAACGTTCTTTGCAGGACATTTATCACAACAACTCGTTAAGGTTGGCCAAAAGGTTTCTAAAGGTGACCTAATCGCATACTCAGGCAATACTGGTATGTCAACAGGCCCACACATTCATGCAGGTCTTTATAAAGGTCGTACTACTTCAGTAGACCGTAACGATTCTAAATGGGTTGATCCAGTAGGTTATGTTTTGACTTCAACTGCATCTGCTAAAAAATCAAATGATGAAGTTGCTAAAGAAGTATGGGATGGTAAATGGGGTAATGGAGCTGACCGTGTACAACGATTGACTGCTGCTGGTTATGATGCAAATGCGATTCAAGCAATCGTAAATAAAGGAGTTACATCAACACCGACTTCCGCACCTAAAACATTAACACTTCCTGCATCACTTGGAAGCGCTGTGCCTGTGTACAGTTATGCAGATGGGAAAAAAGTGGGAACGATTAATCCTAAGAAATTTGGTGGATTAACTTATGACCTTGTAACAATCACTGGGAATGGTGATCGTGTTATTGTGACACGCGATTATGGTAAAGTGCGTGTGAATCCTAAATACGGCACGGTGAAGTAATCCAACATGGAACATATAACACCTTGGATTGATAAAGTCATATGGGCCATAACTATTTACCTAGGTCGTACCGTTCAAAAGTTGCATAAGAAAGACAAAGCGCAAGGACATGCAATATTAAGTATCTTGCGTAAAGACATCATCGGAATATGGGAAAAGGCTCGTGATAGAGGTTATACGACCGATTACGAATATGAAACCATGCATTCATTGATATGCAACTATTATGATATGGGTGGGAATGGCTTGATTCACAAAGTGGAAAAAATGTATGATCAATTAGAAATGCGCACTGATCCTTTAGATAGAAAATATGAAAACAAAGCCACCTCTTAATTGGGGTGGCTCTTTTTCTATATACTAATCATTTGATTGAAGTAGCTGTTCTGCTTTTTTAACCTTGCTGCGGAATTCTTTTGCATATTGTTCAATACGCGCTTTTCCAAGCACACCTTTTGAGAAATTGACTCTGTCCGAGTGTGTCATTATCGAAGATAACGTTAAGTCGCTGACGGCTCTTATATACCGCTCTTGTCTTGATTTGGTGGTCATTGGCTCAATTCCAAAGTGATTAAATAGCTCAACATATCGCTCATAAGCGTAAGGTCCTTTGAACTCCGAAATAGGGAACGTCACTAACTCTTTGAACTTATCATGATCTAACTCAATTTTATTCCCTGTAAATGTGCATTCCAGGAAGTAGCGATATGGCCAAGTGTTCCCGGCTTCATCACCACCACCGTTGATCCAACGTAATACATATCCATACTCTTTCTTTACATCTCTTAAGTCTTTGCTTGTCATTGTTGTTTCCTCCTATTAACTGTAACGCTCAATGTTCAATACTGCTGATTTAGGTAACCATTGCAACCATTCACCGTGCAATTTTTCGTGTGCTTCACCTTTTGAAGGTTGGATGATTTTGATTTGAATTGCTTTTTCTGATTCGTTCACGATTTCGAACAGGTTGTCATTCCAATTTGCAACTGCGCATAATGCGCGATTCTTAGCCCATACCCAAGGTGCTAATTCAAGTTCGTGAAGTGGAAATTGTTGATTTGTTTTCATGTGTGACTCCTTAAGGGGGTTTCCCTCTGTACACATATAGTATACTACCAT